TGCCCGCCGCAGGCTGCCAAGAGCAGCGCGGCGGTTAAAACTAGTGCTTTTTGCATGGTTTGGCCTTTGCAAGTTGGTAAATTTGCAATCTTACAAGCGCACTTTCAGGCTGCCTAGCCCTGCCGCTGCTTTTGCAGCCAGTCGGCCTGCCCGAACCACCACAGCAGGGTGTCCAAATCCATCTG